AATTATTGTGAAATTATATGAATTAAATAGTTAATATTCAAATAGAAATATTAAAAATAAATAAAAAATGTGTTAAAAAATTATTTCTTAACTTTTGTTGTTTTTGTTGTTTTTGTTGTTTTTGTTTCTTTTTTAGGTTTTGTTTCTTTTTCTTTTTTAGGTTTTGTTACCTTTTTCTTCTCAATAATTGGTTCAGATATAATTTTATCTGTATCAATATCTTCTAATTCTAATTCATCAATATTTTCAGTATTAATATCTTCCAAATCAATATCATCAATATCATGAATATCATCTAAATCTTCTTCTTGTTCATCAATAGTAAGTTTAAATTCTTTGTTATTATTTAGCATGAATTCATTATTATTTTCAATACCAAATCCAAAATCAAAATCAGTATCATCAATATTTTGATATTCTTCTTTTTTATCATACATATCATTCATTATATTTTCAATATTTTCAGGTTTAATATTAGATTTATCATCATGAAAGTAGTCATCATCTACAACTTCTTCAAACAGTTTTTCTTCATCAACAATAATTTCAAATGAATTCGTTCCATTTTTACAAAATTGTCCAGCAAAAATATTCGATGATACACCATTCATATTATCTTTTTCAGCAAATACAGCAGATGTAGTTAAAATATTCATAACTTCTTCAAAAGATGCTTTAGCAATTGGACCTACTTCAGGATTTTTATTTAAACCATGTCTTTCAATTTGCATTAAAATACCTCTATATGTCATTACATCAGATAACATTTGCACATGTCTTGAATTAGCGTCTGTCAAAATCTTACTTAATTCTCGAAATAATAATTCACGTGTTGCTTCAATGCCAAAAATCTCATAAAATTCTAAAATATCATTTGTATAAGTTCTTGTATTATCAACACTATCATTTGATAATATTTCCAATAAATTTGATCCAATTGTTTGAATATAGTTTTCTTTTGATGGCTTGATTGAACCATCTAAATTATATTTGATGATATTACACTCACCTAATTCAGCTCTATCAATATTAGTAATACCTCTTAATGAGAATTCTGTTAATTGTCTTTCAAATTCTCTCATATATTCCAAGAAATTTTCGGTACTTTCTTGTTTAATTCTAATTCTCATGATAACATCTTGAGCACTATCATCACTATAAATACATTCAATCTCATCACTATTACTTTTTTCTTTAATTGCTTCTTGTATCTCTTGAATAGTTATATTTTTATTCATTAGTGATTCTTTATCAAATTTCAAACGTAGTATCCAAGGTGACATAATTTCTTCAGGAATATTATCAATTTCAAATAATTCTGAAAATTCTTTGTAAGATTGTATAAATTCCATATCTTCTTGAATAGATGTATTTCCAGTTTTACCACCATAAATAATTTCACTAGATTCTAAAACATCTTTTAGTTGTGTATATGCAAATTTTGTCTGTATTTTCTTAGCTTCTTCCTTATCATTGGCACATTTATCTATTAAATAAATGCTCATTGTTTTAATTTTCATATTTTTAGATAAACGTAATATTTCCTTCAACCTCGGAACACCTTGTGTAATAACTAATGAAGCAGCACCAACACCACTTTGATGAAATGTATTTAATGTAAGCTGTGTTGATATTTGTCCAAGTGTTTGTGCACCAATAATTCCAACCATTTCTCCCGGTGTAATTAAAGCACTAATCATTTTTTCTTTAATACATAATAATAAATCATCAAATGCCATTTTATTCATTCTGTATTCTTTTAATATTTTCTTTGTGGAAAGAAATGATTTAAATATAATTTTGAACAACTTCCAATTTTGATCTTTTTCTGGTAGATATGATAAAATTTTATCCATCATATTATCAAATTCAGAAATAATATACGATGGTGTTAAATCACTTAAATCATAATTGTTGATATTAAACTTAATTAGTTGTGATGAAATAACTCTATATAAATTAATAGGCATATATGTTTGAACATCACCAATTGTTTCAACATTTTTAAAATAATTATTTCGCAATGTAGATCTATTAGTAATATTATCTTCAAGCTCACTATTAATTAATGAAATATAAGTATTATCTTCCATCATTTTATCAACAGCTTCATGTGTCATAAAATTTTCGAAATAAGATCTATTTTCTAATTCATCAAATTTGTAGAATTTATTAAAATCATCATTATTTAATTCATATAATTCAATTTTACTAATTTGTTCAATTTTCGTTGGATCCAAATTATCATCACCATAGCTAAATTGTATAATATTTCCATTTGAATTTCTCACAGATAAATCATAATTAATCATTAAATCTTCTGATGATTTAATTAATTTTCTTGAAATATATCCTGATTCTGCAGTCATAATGGCAGTATCAATATTACCTGTTCTACCACCCATAGCATGAAAAAACATTTCACTTGGATTCAATCCCTGAATATAACTATTTCTACAGAATCCTTTTGCAGATGGTCCAATATCATTTTTATGAAAATGTGGCAATGTTCTATTATTAAATCCATTCTCAATACGTCTACCCCAAATTGTTTGTTGTCCAACACAACCCATAATTTGTTGCATATTAAGAGTCTTACCCTTAGAACCACCACCTCCCCAGTCTCCAGCTATAAAGAAATTATTTGTATTAGATATATTTTTCATTACACTGTTTTTTATTTCTTCTGTGGCTTTATCTAAAATATCTTTAATATCACTTTCCATTTTTAAACATTTTAATGAATCATCTAATTCAGTTGAAAATGTACCATGATGAGCCATTTTTAATAAATCATTAACTTCATTATAGTATATATCAGTTAAGTCAATTACTTTTGTTCTTTCGTCTAAATTTAATATAGAATCACCAAATGATATTGAAAAACTATGATCCATCATCCATTTAGTAACTAATTTTTGCGTATTATTTAAAAAATCAACACATTCATCCATTCCATATACATTAAATATTTGTTTAATAATACCTCCTTGATCTTTACCCAATGATTGTATAGATAAATGTCCATTAGTTATATTACCTCTAATAATTTTAATAGTGCTTAGTTGACTAATATTAATATCAGGAAGAATTAATGAAAATAATTGTTTTCCGCTCCAATAATCAATACCATTTTCATTAAATTCAGGTTCTGGTAATTTACCATTAAATTTTTTATCAAACATCATATAATTGTATATTTGTGTTTTCGTTAATTTATTGTCTTTAATTGTTAATAAATATGAACCAACTACACTATCTTGTACAATTTCAATACATGGTTTAGAATTACCTGGACTGATTAAATTTTGTTTAACAAGTGTAATTTCACTTAATTCTGTTTGTGTTTGTAATGATTGAGGTATATGCATATTCATTTCATCACCATCAAAATCAGCATTATATGGTTGACATACAGTTACATTTAGTCGAAATGTACTATATGGTAATATTACAATTTTATGTGTCATCATTGACATTCTATGCAATGTTGGTTGTCTATTAAATAAACAAGGGTCTCCATCAATTAAATGTCTATGTACTGTATCACCAATCTCTAATTCATTCGCAACTTTAACAACATCAATATGTTTTAATGATATATTACGTTGATTACCATATTTTCCTTTTGTAATAGTTTTTGCCCCTGGATATTTTGTAGGACCATTAAGTACTGTTGTTCTTAATTTATCAATATTATATTTATTCACAATTTCAGGAAATGTTAAATTCATTGCTATTTTTTGTGGAACACCAAATTCATCAATATTAAGATTAGGATCAACAGAAATTACTGTACGTGCGGAATAATCAACACGCTTACCCATAATATTCATTCTTAATCTACCTTCTTTTCCTTTTAATCTCTGTGTAATAGCTTTTAATGGTCTAAATGTAGAACGCTGGGATTGTTGTACAACACCAGGAATTTCATTATCCATATATGTACTAATATTATACTGTAAATTACCTTGATAATTATCAATATTTTTTTTATTTGTTGGGTTATTTTCAATTGCGGTTTTTAACATTTTATTAGCTTTAACAATCATTGCTAATCCATATGTTAAATCATCTTCGGAACGTTGGCTATCTGATTGTCTGATTGATGGTCTAACAGCAGGAGGTGGAATAGCTAAACTTACAATGATCATCCATTCAGGACGACTATATTTAGATGACATACCGATAAAATCTACATCCTCGTCTTTAATTTTTTTAAATATTTGATAAATTACTAATGGTGTGAAATTTTGAACATTTGATGCTTTATCTGAATCTTTAAACGTACTTTGTGAAAATTCTGCATATATTTTCACAATATTATTATTTTCTTTTGTTTTTCTTATATATTTTGTTGGTTGAAGAGCTTGACATCCTCCATTATGAATACATTTTTTATTTTTACTACATAATTCTATAATTGTTTTGAATCTTCCTAAACCTTTTTTGTTAAAAATTTCCTTTAAAATAGTAGGATCACTTTTATCAATTAATAATTTGGAACAATGGAAACATACACACTTTAAAACTTTCTCTATAATAGACATAAAATGATAATTAAATACTGGCAATGCTAAATCGATTTTACCAAAATAACCTGGACATAATTCTGCTTTTTTTTCATCAATTGGACAAATAATAGCAGCATCAATAGATCCCATATTATGATCAAATAAACCATTGTTTTTTGGCATATTGCCCTCATAAGTATCAAACGTTAAAATATCAGCAACAGAACCTCTGTTAATGTCATCATGACTTAATAAACTAAATTGAACCCTATCTATACTTTCCAACTTATCAACATTTTGTAAATCGCGTAGTAATTGAGTCATACGTTGTATAATATATTATTAATAAAATTTTAAGTTAATTTAATTCATATTTTTTTATTTTATTAAAAAAAATTAAAAAATCTTTAATAAAAGAAATAAAAAGATTTAGATTTGTTTATCTTGTTTATATTATTTATCTTGTTTATCATCTGCCTTACATAATATAATATCAAAAGTATCTATATAATATGATTTAAGAAGTTTATCATACTTTTTATTTTTTTTCTCAATTTCTTGATAATACTCTTGATATTTTTCTTCAGGAACTAAAATTGCGTAATTTGCATCTTCATTTTGGCTTATATATTCTAGTTCAATAATTAAAATATTTTTTTGATAAAGTTTTACTTTATCAGTTACATTTATATAATAAGATATATCTTTTTTATTTTGTTTATTATGTAATACTAATGATGAATACATATCTTCTTCTTTTAAATATAAAGACCAATCTTTATTAATATTTTTTTCATCTCTATAATCATTTTCATGACAATATGAACAGCCTGTATTTTTCAAAAATGTTTGAAAAGTTTGCATCATAATATATATTATATTTAATAAAGTAATTTTAAATTAATTATGTTTTTATAAATATTTTAATTAATCTGTTAAATTAATCTGTTAAATTAATCTGTTAAATTAATAGATTAATTTAATATAATGTAGTGATAAATAGTCTTTCTACATCTTTATCAATATTATGATTAAAAGTAGTGTATGTATTGAGTAAACAAGTTTTGAAATGACTAATAAAAGTATGAATTTCACTACTTATATTATCTATATATTGTGAAATTTTTTTATTCTTGCTAAAATCATTATTATTATTAACAATATTTGAATAAGTAATATTATTAATTTCATAACAGAGTTTTCGTATAAAATCTGATGTTATAGCAATAAACATATTTAAAATATCAATATATGAATTATTACTTTCATTAAAAATTAAATCTTTTATTAATCTTTTTTTCCAATTTTCAATAGTTAATTTATTATCTAAGAATTCGATTCTATATTTTTCATAATTATTTTTAAATTTATGATTTAAATAAGGAATAATATCCGTTACTAATTCTCTATTTACTAAAAATACACGATGAATTATTGAATTCCTGTATATACGATGAATAATTTGTGGATATAAATCATTTATATCACCACATGCTGTAATTTCTATATTTGTTTGTTCACTTGGATTTGTTAATGATGATATCCAATCATAATAATGTTGATTATGTACTGATCCAGAATCAATTTTTAATGTTATCCAATCAAATACACAATGACAACTTGTACAAAACATTTGATTACATCCACTAATTTTAAAAATAGAGGTGTAACATTTTGGACAAGAGTTTGATGATTCTTTAATTAAATTAGCAGATTTTATGTCATTTCTGTTACATATATGATCATTATTTTTAATAATCATACATTTTTCACATATTTCAGTATCGCATAAATCACAGAAATATTCATTATTAATAAATCCATTACATTCTTGTTGTGGACAATTCGTTATGTAAATTTTTTTATCTTTATCTTTATCTTTTATTTCATTTTTCCCATTATTTAATCGAATAGTTAATTCATTAATTTTTTCATTTAAATTATATTTTTCAATATCACGATTAGTAAATGAAAAAATTAAAGACATTTCTTTGATAAATGGTCTTAAATCTGATTTATTAAAGGTTTTTTTAATTTGGATATTCGTTTTTAAATTACGTCTCTCTATTTTTAAATTTCTTAATTCTTTAGTAGCTTTAAATTTTGGAATTGTATCAGCTAATTTAGTTTTTTCTTGTTCTACCAATAATTCAGAATAATAAGTTAAAAAAACTTCTTTACACCATTTAGTTGTATTATTTGAAAGAATAAATTCAATTGATAGGGTTTTTTTACAATAAACACATGTAGGATTTTGTAATTCCATAGTTATACTATACTGATGACATTTTTCACATATTTCTATTGAACAATGAGGACATATAATTCTATCATTGTCATCAATACTATTTGTACATAATGTACATATAAATGTTACACTACTCATAATATTTATTATTTATTATTATTTATATAAAATATTTCAATTTTTATATAAATAATTTAGTTAAAAAAAAAAAATATTTATAATTATTTATAAATAATTATAAATAATGTTTAAAAATTTTATTGAGCAATTTATTTTTTTTCCTAAAAAGGGTTTAGATAAAACACCAATTAATATAGGCATTGAATATAAAGATATATATTTACCATACAACAATAAGAATATACATGGATGGTATATAAAAAATAATAATAAAAATAATATAACAATTAAAGATAAAGTCATTTTATTTTTTCATGGGAATGCTGGAAATATTAGTTTTAGATTAAATTATATACAAAAATTATATGAAATTGGATTTTCACTATTATTTTTTGATTATCCTGGATTTGGATTAAGTGATGGAATACCAAATGAAGAAAGCTGTGTTGAAACAGGAAATTTATTTTATAATTTTTTAATAGAAAAGAAAAAATATATTTCAAATGATATTATATTTTATGGAGAGTCTATAGGAGGTTCAATAGCATGTAAATTAGCGGATTTATTAAATATAAAATTTTTAATATTGCAATCAACTTTTACAGATGTTAAATATGTAATCAAAAATTTATTAATAAATAACTATATAGGATTAGTTGTAGAAAATATAGGATTTGAAACTATTAATTATTTGAAAAATAGATATAAGAAAAATATAATAAAAAAAAAAATGAAAACAATGATTATACACAGTAATAATGATGATTTAATTGATATAAAATATGCCAAAGAGTTAAGCAATTATTCAAATGAATTTTATATATGTGATGGAACACATTCTAATATAAATATTGACAATGATTTAATATATAATATTATAAAATTTATTAATAATTAAATAAAGTTATCTATCTCTATCTATTTAAAAAAAATAAATTTTATGTTTTAAATATGAAAAATAGATAAAAAAAATATATAGTTAATTTATATGAGTACAATCGAAAATTTTACTTTTAAAGTTCCAAATAGTATAACAAATCGTCCTAATTTAAGACCCTTATTTGCATCAGCATTACTTGCATGTTTATTAACATATCCTATTTTAGGTATTAATCAAAATGGTATATTTGCATCTATATTATTATTTATAATATTCTTTATTTTATTAACAAGTTTAACAAACGAAAATTTATCTAACGAACTACCATCTTCATTATATCCAACATCACCAAGAATGGGATTAGATGGTATATCATTAAATTCATATATAAGTGGTAATGATAATAATATAAATTCAAAATTTGGAAATTACTAATTATATAAAATATTTCTTTTTAATATTAAATAAAAATATTATTATTTATTAATATGAATGGAATATATGATTTTTATCAAACACAAAATCTATTATGTAAAACTACAAATAATACAATAGAAAAAGATTTTTTTAATACTACATCTACCCAATATTCAATTTTAAAAAAAGTAAAATCATCTATTAATAAATTAAATATAGATTCTATGTATGACCCACGCAGTGATCCAATAATAATAAAAATAAATGATATTTATACTGATTTTTTAAGAAGTAGAGATATTGATAAATTTATTACAGAATTATATAAAATAAAAAGTGATTTATCTTCCAAAAATAATATTAAATCGAATATTAAAAAAATAATTAGATTAAATAACAAACAAAAAAACAATATTATTGTTAATCCATTATACGAATCACCAATTATTAATAGAAGTAGTATAAATATTTCTGATACATTTATAAACAATCAAGAATTAAATTATATTCAAATAGATATATTATCTCAGGGTAAATTTATTAATTTATCATATCCAACTTTAGGTATAATTAAATCAACATTAAGTACATTATCTCCAGACCCTTCGCAAACCTTTACAACTTTATTAGAGTTATTTAATAATATGCTTCATTATATTCATTATAAATTTGAGACACAATTTAAATTACCAATACAGAATTTAAAGATAGGAAAAACAATATGCAATATATTAACAAATAATCCAGATAGTATTCTTTCTGTACAAGAATATATTGATACTACAACAATATTGATGATGGATATAATGACTATTAAAGAAATAGGGAAAAAAAAAACAAAATATATTTTAAATGCTAAATATATAATACCTTATGAAATTGATAGTTCAAATAATATAAGAACAATGAACCGTGCAAAAATAAAAAAATATCTGAAAAATTATGAAATTTATCTACAATATGAAAAAATATTATTTGAAAAGATATATAAAGATTTACGCGCTCCAGGATATTCCGCAAATAAAATTTTATTAAATTTAAGTTACAGAATAATGTATTTATTTTGTTATAGAAATATAATACTATTTTATGATATTTATCATGATTATATAAATAATAAAATTAATAAACATATTATTTCATTAAAATTATCAACTAATAATTTATATAAAAAATTAAATTATGATGAATATTTTAAATATATTAATAAACTTAATGAATCATTGCTAATATTAAAAACGATATTATTAAATAATCTATATAATATTTTTAAACCAAATATTATTGGTAAAAATTATGGAATATCATTACTTCCAGGTACAACAGTAATAATGTGTGTTGATGAAAGAATTATATTTACAGGTAATGATATAATTAATCAATATTTTTTCAATGAAGATTTAAGTGGTAAAGATATAAATTATAATCTATTTGTTAAATTTAACGAGTCTGATTATTATGATAAAAATAATAAATTATTTATAGGTGTATCATTTGATAATAATAATAATTTAAATTCATCATTGGGTATATTAAATATAGATTATACTACTTTAAAATCATATAAAACTTATAACAGTAAGATAATAAATTTAATACTAAAAATATTTAAAACTTGTATTCCGATTGAACTATTAAAACAACTAACAGATAAAAAGGATTATCTTAGAGATCCTGATTTAACAAATAAAGATAAAAATAATATTAAAAATTATATTATTACTTTATTTAAAGATTCTTTAAAAAAATCAACAGAATATTTAATGCAAATTAATAATAATAATACAAAAAAACATAAAATATTAATTTTAAAATCAAAGATAAATTATAACATATCATATTTTATTTATAGAATAGTAGAAACATCAATGTATGATATAACATTAAAAAATGAAATAAGAAATGAAATAAATAAAATTAAAGAAAGTTATTTAGATATTATTAAAAAAAAATTAAAATAATATATATAATTAATGAATAATAATAATAATGATACAAATGATTCAAATGATTCAAATGATTCAAATAATACAAATAATACAAATAATATAGACAATAGTACAAAAAAATCAAAAAAATCAAAAAAAACAAAAAAATCAAAAAAACCAAATAATAATAATAATAATAACAATAATAATAACAATGATAATAACAATAATAATAACAATAATATTGGTAAAATATTAATAGATATCTTTTATAATTTCATAAAAAAAGATAAAAATGATGTTGAAACATTTATGAAATTTATATTTTATGATATTAAAAAAATTAATCAGAATGATATTAGAAGTGGAGATTTTAATTCATTAAAAAATAATATTATTGATAATTTTAAGGATAAATTAAATAATTTATCAAATAGTTCTTCTGTAAATAGAGTAAAAAAATCTGAAGATATGCGTAAAAAAATTAAAATAAATAATGATAAAACAAAAAAAATATTATTGAATGTGAAAAAAAATCTGAAAGATTTATTAATAGTTCAAGAATCAAGTAATATTAAATTTAATACTATTAATACTTTACAATTAAAAGATAATGTTTTTTATATTGAAGATAATTTTAAATATATGATTGGTGAATTAATATCAAGATTTTTATTTTTATCAACAAATTCTTCTATAACAGGTACAAATCTATTTGATTCATATACAACACAAAAAAATTATTATACATCTATTAATGAGGTAGTAATAGATAGAGATGATGATGATGATAAACTAAGAGATTCTATAAAGAAAATACCACAATTTTATTTTTTTTATCATTATTTTTACATAATTGATAATTTATTTAATAAAGATGCTATGTTTAATAATATTTTTAATAATAAAAAAATGAAGGAAAATATAAAAGATTTATATACTTATTATAATACAACAGGTTCTGATAAAAAGAAAGGGGATAAGAAAGGTAAGAAAGGGGATAAGAAAGGGGATAAGAAAGGGGATAAAAAAGGTAAGAAAGGGTTAAAGATTGACCCTAAATATGTTAAACGAGGAGCAAGAGCACAGGGTGGGGGTGCGGATAATGATGATAATTCTGATAATGATAATTCTGATAATGATGATGATAATAATTATAATGATACTACAAAAAATAATTCTTCATATAATATAAAAAGGGATGATAAATTTAAATTTAAGGAGTCTTTATTAAAAATTATGAAAAATACAAAAATAAATGAAAAAATTGATACAAATGATGGTAAAAAAACAAATACTTTATTTACTATTTATAACATATCTTATAAAAAATATTTAAATAACTATTTTGAAGATAAAATAAATTCATATAATGATGGATCAATTAATAACAAAATAGATGAGGATATATCAAATCCATTTTGCGATGATGATGATGAATCTAATTTAAAAATTTCAAATATAGTTAAAAATAAGAAATCATTATTATCGAAAAAAATACAAAAAAAAAAGGGGAAATCACAAGAAGAACAACAATCACAGAAATCATTAACACCTGTTGATGTGATAAATAATTTAGATTATAAATATAAATTTAATATTTTACAATTATTGAGAATGAATAAATGTAACAAAATTTATTCGAAAAAATTAAATGAATTTAATTCTGTATTAAATAAAAACTTTTTATTATTTTTAAAAGAAATTTTACAAATTAAAACTGAAGTATATAAAGATATTCTAAATATGAACAACAATAATAATAATAATAATAATAATAATAATAGTAATAATAGTAATATTAATAATAAGAAAACAAAAAAAGAACAAAATATAAAAATATTAACATTAATAGATGGAACAATATTAAATACAAGTAATTATGATTATGAAAAAAATAAAATAATTTTTAAAAAAATAAAATTAATAATTGAGTCATATAATAAAATAGCCACTTATGATCAAAATTATGATAAAAATTATGATAAAAAAGTAGTATATTATCAAAAAAAAATTAATGAATTAATTTTAGAACTTAATTAATTATTTTAATTTATAAATATTATCAAGTGCTCTTGATAAATCACTATGAACACAAGCATAAAAACAACTAGTATTGTAATTTAGATATCCATAATCACGATTTGCTGATGATGGGTTTTTAATTTTATTTTTTGAAGCATCAATATCTGTTACTTCACCATGACCTGGTTTATGAGACCATAATTTATTTTTATTTTGAACATACCAATGATAATCATTCTTTTTATCAAGGGCTAAGAATATTTTATAGAATCCAGGTAAGCATTTATTATCAAATTTTTCTATATAACTAGCAGGAACATCTTTTTTTAAACGATTATAAAAAAAATTACATTCATATTCATTATCATTTATATGTTTATAACCTGAACTATATCCAGGTTGAGGTTTATTTTTTATTTTTGTTGTTCTTTTTCCCAAAGCATAGCTATAACAATTATGACTATTTTTAATATTATATTTGTTCCATTTATCTGGTTCATAATCTAATTCAGAACCTGATATAGGAGATAATTCTTTTTTTGATTTAGTAGAAGTATAAAGTAATTTATTATTTTTATTCAAATCTATACTTAAAATATAAGGTGAAGTTGTCATTGAAGTTGTCATAAATTATAACAATATTTTATTTATGAGTATATTTCATCTAAAGTTCTGGATAAATCACTTTGTACACAAGCATAAAAACAAGGTTTATCATAATTTCTTGTATTAAATTTTCTACTTGAAACTAATGGATCCATTATCTTTTTATTATTTCCATCTACGTTACTTATTTTTGTTGATCCTGGTTTATGTGACCAATATTCATTATTATCTTGTCTCCACCAATGATAATCATTACCAATATCTAAAGCTAAAAATACTTTATAAAATCCAGGAAGACATTTATTATCAAAATTTTCAGTATATGAAGCAGGGTTATCTTTTAATAATCTTTTTTTTAAATTATTACAAGTCATATTATTATTTAAATAATTAAAACCAGAAGCATATCCTGGTTGTGCTTTATCTTTTAAATTTTTAATAATTTTACCCATTGCATAACTATAGCAATTATGACTATCAACAATATTTGGATTATTCCATTTATGGGGTTCATATTTTAATTCTGAACCAGATAAAGGTGATTTGTCTTTTAAATTTTTTTTTTTATTATCAAGTAATGGAATATTATTTTGAATTTTAATTTTCATTAAATAAGGAATTTCAGCCATAATTAAATTTAAACAATATATTTTTATAAATACTTTTTTTAAAAATAAAAAAAAAATGATTATAAATAATTTTAAAAATTAATAATGGAAACTCTTCAATATACTATAGAGAAAAACTTTAAGGAACACTTAGAATGTTTAAATAATATAACATCTAAATTAATTTCATTGGAATCAAGAATATGTAATTTGGAATCTTGTTTTACAACGATGAATAAAAATGAAAATAAAGAAGGAAATATAATTGAATTAAAAAAAGATATGTTGGACATTGATTTGGAAAATATTAAAAAAGCAATTATCTACAAAGATTATAGGTCAATAATATATTTATTTAAATTATATTATAAAACTAAAACAAATAATGAAAATCAATACCCTATTAGAATAAAAAGTAAAAGAATATATGAATATTATAATAATAATAAATGGATACAAGATAATGATGCTCATTATATAAAAAATACACTATTCGCAAATATGCAAACATTATTTTATAAGTTTAATAATTTAGATAATGTTACAGATGTAGATGATATTTATAATTATCAATATTTTATAAATAAATTATCAGAAGAAAAATATAAAAAAGAAATTTTTAAACATATAGTTGATGAAATACAAAATTGTTAATTTATAAATTTTTAAATATTTTTAATATTTAATTAAAAATCGGAATCATTATATGATTTTACAAAAGAATCAAATAGACTATTTGAAAAATATTTTGAATATTTTTCTATCTTTTTTATATCTTGTTCTGTTAATTGAGATTTTTCTAATTCTTTTATTCTTTCTAATGATAATTTATTATCATTAAAATATTTAATTTTTGATTGTTCTATTTGACGATTATCATTTTTAATTTTTTTAATAATATTTTTTAATTCTTCAATTTGTTCAATTTGTTCAATATTTTCATTTTGTTTGTTTAAATTTTCTAATTCTCTTAATCCATTAATAACATTTTTCAAAATTTTATTTTCATTCTTTAATGTTGTATTATATTTATTATCGTTAATTTTTTCATCATCTTTCATAGATTTATTGATATTTTCATCATCTTTAATAGATTTAATGATATTGTCATCATCTTTAATAGATTTAATGATATTGTCATCATCTTTCATAGATTTATTGATATTGTCATCATCTTTAATAGATTTATTGATATTTTCATCATCGTCATCATCATTAAATATTTTGTTTTTACAATTAGTCCAGAAAGTTTTTTTAATAGATTCATTTTGAATAGATTCATTTTGAATAGATTCATTTTGAATATGTTTGTTTGTTATATTATTTTTACTATATGGTAATACTTTAATATCTAATATTTCGTTTCCTTTATATTTCAATATAAAATCTGCATGCCATCCAATAGGAACAACATTACTATCTTCTTTTAAATTTGGAAAACAAAATTTTAATGTAACCTTTTCACCATCATTATTTTTATAGATAACATTTTTAAATCTTCCTTCTTCACAATTTTTACAAGTACCATGTGCTAAAATAAAAACACATGAATTTGTATGTATTCTTTTTCCATGGGTGGGAATATTATTATCTTGTAAAATATTTGGTCCAAGTACTTTAGATGGATTTTTAATTATTTTTTTTAAAAGAAAAGGTACATCTTCAGCATTTCTACCATGATGTGCCGTACATTTTTCACCAATGCAAATACAATAAATACATGCTCCATCATTAATGATACCACTTAAGCTAACTGTATTAACTTCATGAGTTTTTTTAGTTTCTTTTGTTTTTGAATGTGTCCAATCATCATAAAAATTATTTTCCATTTTTATTAATTGTTAATTGTTAATTTATTAATTTATTATTATAAAAAAAATCAATTTTTTTATAATAGAAAAAAAGACTATTACTGTCTAATAAGTAATATATAATATAATGGATATGGGTATAATGGATATGGATATGGATATATACCCCCAATTTTTATTATAATTCTGATAAAATATATTTTTTTTTATCTTTTGTATTTTCATATTATATTATAATAATTACTTTATATCAATTTATAAAG